CAGCGTCGCTGCCGGTACCTTCACGCAGGAAAATCTTGAACGCGTGGATGTCGAGCGATTGGCCCGGCATCAGCAGGTCTTTGTTCATTTCGAGGATCGGTCCACACGTCACGCTCGCGTTGTCGAGCAACATGCGTGTAGCCTCGCAGATGGCCAGTTGGCTGTCGCGCATCACCTGCGGTACGCCGACACCGAGCAAGTTGATGTCGTCCTCCTCGTACACGAAGGTATGGTGCGGGCGAATCTTCGCATCGTAAGGGTTAAGCACGCCTTTGATGATCGTGTCGCCGATGCCCCACAGGTTGGCTTCGTACTCCAGCGCGAGATCGGTGTCCTTGATTTGCACACCGCACGCTTTCAGATCGTGGCCCGAGACAAAGCCCCACCATTCCCATAGCTCGTACTTGCGACCGCTAAGGTCGGTCACATTCGAACGGTCGTTGCTCTTGGAACGCATCTCTGTTTCCCAATGCAGTTCCTTGTAGTTGCCGCCCGTGTTGCGCGCGAGCCAGCCGCTGATTTGGGGTTTCATGAAGTCCGGGCGCTTGGCCAATTCGGACAACTGATTGCGCGACATAATGTGACGATAGAACGAACCGTCCATCTGTTTAAATGTCTTGGCGCTCAGATCAGGATACCAGTCCCAGCAGGACACGACCTCGAAGAACGGAGCCTTTTTGTCGATGTTCGACGCGATGAGTCTGCCAGCAGCGTCTTTGCTCCATGTGCGGGCTTTCTGCTGGACGACCATCGGTCCTTTCAGATGGCCGATGGAATAGAGCACGGCGCTGAAAATGACGCGGCGAGCGAGCGTGATCCACTCGATCTCGCTAAGCTGATCGTCAATCTGCTTGCTCATCGCCTGCGCCTTCACGTCGGCGAAGCTCTTGATCGCCTTCTCGATATCCTCGTCGGTGAAGTCCGCTTTGTCAGGGTGTTCGGTGGCGAGCGTCTGGAGCACCAGTTGCAAGTCACCTTGGCTAAGGTCCGGCAGAGGGCTCGCGGCGATGCCCCAGTTCTTCTCGGTCTGAGGGAACATCATCTCCATCAGCCGCGCGACGGTTCCGATCACCTTGTTGCGAGTGATCTTCGGGTACGCCTTCGAGCGGTCCTTTGGAATCGCCTTCTCGATGTCGGAGTCGTACAGCCCGCGGAACTGGCGCAAGTTCTTCAGCCACTGTTGCTCGGTCGCGAAGCGGTCCTTTTTATAGGTCTCGAACCGCGCGCTCAGCGTTTGGCCGAGCGCGGTCAGCTTCGTCAGGTCCAGCGTCATCGGTCGCTGTTGGGTCTCAGCCATCACGATCTCCTTGAGTAAGCGCCCGCGCGGCTCTGTGCCGCTAGCTGGCGCAGCCAGTCTTCCCGGTCGCTACGACCGGCCATAAAGCCCTGACCTTTGAAATACCACATATCCCCGTACTGCCCGGCCTCGCTCACGTGGGAGAAGATGTTCTTCTCGACCTCATCACTTACGATCCCGGCCTTGCTGATCTTATAATGATAGCCCCCCTTCATGCCCCGGATCAAGTAAGAGCACTGCGGGCTCACGAGATACGCAGCACGTTGCTCGATCCGACGAGCGAGAAAATGGTCAGTGGCGTTCGTGCGGTGCACGGGCGAATTCGAGTAGGCAAATCTCACCTGACGGAAGCCGTGCTGCTTGAAGATGTCCACGCACGAGCGCTCGTCGTTCTGTGAACCTTGACCACCAGCCGGGTCACCGGTCACTTGGATATTGAAGCCGGGGTACTTGCGCAGCAACAACGGCTTCAGCTTCTCCTCGATAGCCCGGCTGAGCCCGCTCTGACCCTTCTCGGTTACCACCTCGTCCAGCGTGAGCACGCGCCCGTGCGGGTCTTGCTGCTTCAACACCATCGCTGGCGTGAGCCCGAAGTCCGCGGCAATAAGGAGCGGCAAATGCTTGTTCGGTAGCAGCGCGTTCTTTGCCACATGGAAGTCAGGATCGAATAGCGGGTGCACTGGCTTACCAGCTTTCGACGTGCCGTACATGCCGAGCACGTAGACCTTGATGTACTCGTCGCTCGCATCCGCGCACAGGTCGAGGTAATACTGCGGCGGTAGATTTTTTGCGTTGTCGGCCAGTGGGTTCAAACGGAGCTTCCAGCCGTTGCGCATCTTCACGTGGTAAGGCTCGCCCTCGGCTACACGAATCATGCCGCCCGGCTGCTTGAACGTCTTCATGTCGGTCGGTCGAGGTTCGCCGGTTTCAGGGTCCAGCCCCTCCATCAGCGCCCACCAGTACGTGCCTTCCTCCGGCGGGTTCGTGTCCGCCCAAATGCCATACCACGTGCACCCGCCGTCCTTCATGGCCGGGTAACGATTCACGCGCCCGCGAAGACCTTCCACGATCTCGCGAGGAATCTCCCGAGACTCGTTGATGTACGCGCCGGTCAATTCGAGCGACAGCAGGTTCTTCACGTCCGCCGCGTCGTCCAACGCCCGGAACATAACCTCGGCTTTAACGTCGCCGAACTCCAAGAAGAACGTCTTGCCGGTCTCCTTCCACCACCCGCACGACCCGTCAGGGAACCAGTCGAACCACGTCTTCATGGTCGTGTCGCGCAGCATCGGCATAGTGTTACGTACGACCGCCCAGCGAGAACGCCGGAAGCCATCCCTGCCTTTCGCCTGCATCTTGGCCCGGCGCACGATCTCATTCACCGCCCCGGATGACTTACCAGAACCGAACGGCCCGACGATGGTACGGAAGCGCGCGTCCGAGAGCATGAACGCCGTGACGACCGGGGAACCGGAAAGGTCGAGATTGACGATCATACTGCGTAGTTCCGTCTCGCTCCGCGATCAGCCAATGTCAACGGCGCAAGGAAATTGTCATAGAACTTAACCAAGTCGGTGTCGTTGTAATCCCACGTATCTTGAATGATGTCGTCATGGGTAGTGTAGCTCCAGCCGAATTCGTTATGAACGACTGTATAAGTACGGGACTGGACAGTTTGGGTATGCAACCCATCCCAAATAGCAGTATAAAAAAGTCGTGGGTTTTCTTCGTCAATACCTCGAAAATATTCGTTGGACGCGAGGGTAATCGAAAGCACCTCGGCATTATCTTCGTAATATTTCAACACTTCTTTGTTAAAACCAACGATATGCACATCGGGTAGGTCTTGTCCTTTGATCGACTGGGCCGGTGACACAGCCCACACGAACTCATTCGACCCACCAACCGCGGCGGAAGTGTAGATAGTGGAAGACGCGCCATTCCAAAACATGCCCTGAAACACGATTGCGGCATCGTTAAATTGAAAAGGTACCCCGAATTTACCACGGCGAATTTTAGCTAGCGAGATACCGAAGGACGTGCCGCCTTGAAGGAACGCGGTCCCATTATTGAAATTAGGGCCAGCCCCTGCTGGATTAGTGAGAGACCAGATTGTCGAGCCGTTAAGCACGGTTTCGACTGTAGGCGTACCCGGATTAGCTTCCCATAGGTCCATATGTTGGGTGGTGTTTGTGGCATCCAAATAAAGCGGGCCGATACCCGGAGTTACAGTTTTAGCTGGGTAGTCCGTATAAGGACGAGACACAACCCAATTACCGTCCTCATCTGAGAACACAGTTGGGGTGTTAACAGTGTTATCTGTTGCAAGGACACCAGCAGGAGGATAAAGAGATGCTCGTCCCTCATCCATACGGAACATGCCGTTAACCGATCCGGGTGTGTAACCTGTTAATGCAGTAGAGCTACCGTTAGTTAGGAACATCTGACCTAGTGAGACGTTGTAGACAAGCAACGAGAAAGTTTTCCAGTTGTTTGAATATGTTGCGAGCGTTGTAAACGCGAGTGTATCCGGGTCGCGGCGGTAAACCCACACCTGCTCAGTACCTTCGAATTCGACCCAACACCCATAGGCAACCGGGATAGCCGAAGAATCATAGGCAGTAGTAACCGCGCTGGGTGTCACGGCTGTTAGATAAGAGCGTGAATGAAAACCGATACCTGAACCAACCACAATCGCCTGTGGAATGTAGAAATCAGTTGAGTCTTGCGTATAAATATCCAAGCTGCCGCCCAACCCGCCGGGAAACGGGCTTGATAATGTGTATTTATTAACAGCTATAGGGGCCGGAAAATGAGAACCGTCCAACGTAGATACGCCTGTGCTGGCGCTAATCGCATCGGCGAATACTAAATCCCCAGTTGTTTCGCTCCAGCGAAATGGTTCGTCCGCCGAGGGATCATAGTCGATGCGAGTGACCTTGGCATTATATGGGTCAGTGAAGGTCAAGTCCGCGGTATAGCCGATCCAGAAGCGGAATGTATCATCGTCCAATCCGATAGCACTAGCGACGTATGGGAACACGAAAGGATTACCATCGAGAATGGGTGTAAAAGTATCGGCCCCATCAGTGTCGAGCGGGAAGGTATTACTCTCCGATCCGCGAAGACCATCTGCGCGATATCCAAGTTCAAGCGTCCCCACGCTAAGATTAGTCATGAAGAACTTAGCACGTGCGGGTTTGAGAGGCTTACCTTGCCGTGACACGAAAGCGTTATAGGTCGCCGTAACCTCATCCCAGTATGGCGTCACAGCGTAAGGCACAGCACCGCTGGTCAGCTTAATCTTGTCCAGTGTACCCCACTGAATTCGGACGTTCGATGCGTCCGGCATGTCGAAAGAACGCACCCCGAATGGGAGCATGCGCTTGAAGCGACGCAGCATCTGCTTCGCCCACGGAAGCAGGTAGACGGCATCAGCGCCGTCGATGTCGATCTTGGGTGCCTTAGCAGAACCCATGCTCGGTCACGCGCCACTCGTCTTGGTTACCCTCGCGGCGGTTGAGCGCGTTCATCGCGTCAGCGAGACCCTGCGCCACGTCGCGCATGTCGAGAGGAATCTTGCGCGCCTCGTGCACGTTGAAGGTAATCTCGATCCCCTGAGCCCGGCGCTCGATGCGGTTCCCCTTTCCAGCCCAGTACATCCCGCGGCTGTTGCCGAACGAGAAGCACTCGATCAGCAGCCAGAACCCAGTGCGTGAGACGGGCATGTGCAGCGGCACCTGCTCGATGCCGTCGTATGCGACGGTCACGCTGGGCTTCACCACGTCGGGGTGCTCGTCGCTGGAGAGCCGGTAGTCCTTCTGCGGCCCGAGAGCGATACGACCCATCACCATGTTATGAGGGTAGGCGTTCATGCTGGCTTGAGAAACACGGGCACCGCGGTGCGATTCTCCAGCATCCGGGCCTTGTCGAGCGAAATCTCCCGCACGCGAATCTGCCGCGTGTCGGTGCCGCACGCCTCGTACTCCCCGCCGGGGTACACGAGCGCAATCGCCTGCACGTAGGGCTGGTCGCCCACATGCGGGTACGGCGGGTAGTCGAGCGCCACCACCTCCGCTGCCCAGTTCGCGCCGTCCCATA